ATTATATTGCTTGTTGATTGCCAATCCCAATATATTTTACCACTATCTGGGTGCATTATATTATATACTAAATTAACTGGATCGTGTGATTTCTGTACTTTCACGTAAGATGCTAAAACTTCTACCAAAGGTCTTACTAACAAAAGAAATTTTGGTTGATAATTTAATTTTTTTAACATACCTAAATTATAAGGAGTTCCCCAACCACCTCTTTCAAATATAAACTCTGAGTCTATATGTTCATAATAATTTTTAAAAAGATTTTTTAAAACATTATCTAAGCCTGATACTTCAGGAACATTTTTTATCCAATCTGATTGATATAGTTGAAACAAACTATACATCATTTCAACAACACAACTGTTTGGAGTTACTGTTATATTTTTATTTTGATTTAAAATAGAAGATAAAAATGTATTTCCTGATCTAGAGTAACCAGAAAGAAAGTATATTTTTTTCATTTAAAAGGATCTCCAATGCACCAAATAACTAAAGAATATCTTGTTCCTTCTGTTACAGGAGTAACTCTATGATAAGTATGACTAGGAAAAACAACCATAGATCCTTTAGCAGACAGTTCTTTTAATGGATGTCTTATTGTGCCAGACTCTGCATTAGAAAAATCAAACTCAAAGTCACCACCTTTATATTCATCTGGGTGAGATAATAATAAAGACAAAGATAATTTTCTTACTTTGTTAAATAAAAATGGATCTTCTGGATCATCGAAAGGTTTATTTTTTGAATCCATATGCCATTTATAATATTGACCTTTTGCATATTTTGTAAATTGAGCTTGTTCCATTCTATCCCAATCATAATTCCATTTTGCATCTTTATTAGCTTGTTTAACGACAGGTGTTATTTCTTTATATATCCAATTTTCATCTAACCAACTTAAATCAGAATCTCTATATTTTAATAACTCAGAAAGACCATCTTCTTTATGTTCTTCAGGAGTTTTATTAGCTGTTAGACCTTTTCCAAGATCTTTACTTAGACCTAGTTTTTTTATTTCATCGCAAATATGTTCTGGAATCACTTTATCGTAAATCCAAAATTGATTCTCATGCACCATCTATGTTTCCTATAAATACGTTTAAAGTTAATCTTTCTTTACTATCAAAAGGTAGTAACGACGTATAACCATGACGTTTGTTACCATCATAAGCTACCATAGAATTAAAAGTGTTTGCAACAATTATTTGTTTTTTATTTTTATTATTATTTTCAAATACTGTAGTTCCACCTTCTATATCTCCTTCACTTAAATAAATTACTGCAGCTATTCTTGCATTGTCGTCTACATGAAATCTTGTTTTTCCTTGATCACCATGTTTTAATCTACTAAAGACAACTTTAGAATCACTATAATGTAGTTTTTTATTGGGGTAAAAATAATTTAAAATTTTATTAATTATACTATTAAATAAAACATAATGTGTTTCATGTAATGATTCTGTTCTAATACCAGGCCAATTTTCATTTTCTGATGCTGTGTGGTATTTTAATTCTTTAGATAAATTAATTATATCCTCTACATTATCAAAAAAATCATCGACGATTATCGTCTGTAACATTTATCTAATCTTTCTTTTTTAATTTTAAAACTTATTAACTTGTTGGCCAGTTGTCATCTATTACTGCAGAGTATACAGCTTTTAAAGACCATCTTCCACTTGAAACAGAAGGTCCTGCTCCTGCTTCTATAACGTGAACTCCACCATCACCACCTGCTGATCCTGGGTTACTACCATTGTAACATGATCCTCCACCACCACCAGATCCGTCAGTTCCTGTTGGAGGTGTAAAATAAGAATTAGGTGCTCCACCACCTTTTGCAAGGTTAGCACCTCCACCTCCACCACCTGCGATTTTTCCTGTTCCACCAGGCGCAAAAATTGGTGATTGAGGTATTGATTTAGAAGGAAATACTTCTGTTCCTTCTCCTGCTGTAGATTGAGAACCAGCTTGTGAAGATCCTCCTCCACCGCCTCCAATTCTATTGTCTACAAATGATTGTGAATTTCCTACACCACCACTATTACCAGCGTTTATGTTTGATCCAGGGTTTGATACACCCGGTTGATTACCTGATCCTCCAGGGTTGTTAGATGCAGGGTTATGGCACCCTCTTCCTCCACCTCCGCCAGATCCCCCAGATCCTCCGTTAAAAGTTCCTGATGGTCCGTTATAATTTGGTGTAGCTCTTCCACATCTTCCGCCACCTTGTGCTGTGTATGTAGTTCCACCAATAGGTGCAGATGTACTTGATCCGCCACCAGCAGTTCCACCTGGTGCAGCTCCGCTACCGCCTCCACCAACTGTTACTGGAAAACTTGATGCAAGTGGTGCGCTATCTATAACTACAAGTCCGCCAGCTCCTCCGCCGCCAGCTTGTTTTCCGCCACCGCCACCGCCGCCAACAAGAATTACTTTTCCTACTCCACTAGGGTTTTTAGGACTAGCTCCACTAAAAGTTCCTGGTGATGTAAACGATGTTACTAAATCATTTACTACTGGTGTGTTATCTGGACCAATAACTCCACCGTCATTGTTTAAATTTTGTTGTCCTAGTAGTGAAAAACCTGATGTTATAAAACCTGTTGTCATAATTATTCTTTAATACTCCATGTTGAAGAATCTGGATTCCATTCTTTAGTTAATGTTACACCATCTGTAACTCTTTGTCCAATCCACTTTAATAAATCTTCATTCCAATCAATAAGTAAGTTATCTTCATAAAAACGATCTCTAGGTAAAGAATGTCCTTGATCATCTACTGTTGGATAAGCTACTGGCGGTGCCCATTGAAATTTATCGTTTAATGTCCAAGATGCATAAAGTTGACCTTGTATAAAAGCATCGTTTACTGGATCATACGTGCCCCCTACACTAGCTTAGTTCCATCTAGTGGCTGCATCAAAAGCATTTTTATAAGTTTGTTTCCAAGCTACTCCTGGGTAAGCTCCATCAACTAATGGAATATCTAGATCGTTAGGGATATTATCTGAACACCATGTCTCACCAGCTGAATCGTTTGGAGAAGACACAATATCTTCGGGAGCTGTAACTACCCTGATAACTTCGTTGTTTGAATTTAGTTCTGCAAAATATAAAGCCATAATATATTACTCTTACAACAAATCTTACAAGTTGTAAATACTACGCGTCGTTTAATATTTCGTAATTTATAGTAACAACTAAATCGTTGTCAGCACTTGCGCCACCTTCTAGGTTATCACCTTCTTCAAGATATAAAGCTGTGTTTTTATCTACCACAACTAAAGTTGCATCTGCTGGTACAGAAACTGTACTTGCAATTGCTATTGGTGATCCACCAGATTTAGTTATAAAAATCGAAGCGTCTGCCGCGTTTGTACCGTCAATATTTGCTACTATAATACTGTTAACTTTTACAAGTGTATCTGAAGCAGCTGCTAAAAGTTCTGTAGTTAAAGTAGTAGTTAATGCCGCTTGTACCGACTCACCTGTTATTGATGTTACATTTACTAGATTTGGATTTGCCATAATTTATTTTCTCCTGTTGATGTTTTATCCGAAAACTAATGACATTGCAATAGCTTTTCCTACGGTTGATGCTGTATTACCATTAATTTGAACCTGACCCGTACCTTTTGGAACCAGATTAATACTAATATTACTATCTCCACCAGATGCTGTAAATGATGGTGCATTTCCGGTAGCTGCATTAGCAAAAGTTAATTCATTAACTGCTGAACCTGTAGCTGTTAATAGGAATAATTCATTGCCATTAGTATCTAAAATAGAAGTACCGATTTTAGGAGCAGTTAAAGTTTTATTAGTTAAAGTTTGAGTACCTGTTTCTGTTACTGTACCTGCTGGAGATAAAGCAACTTCTTTTATATCAGGATTAGTTACATCATTACCTGATGCAAAAACTAATTTGTCACCTTTATCTGTTGTTGAAAAAGTGACCGTAGAACCTGAACCACTTATATATTTAAATTGTACTGTAAAAGAACCTGTTGTTGAGTTTCTTAAAAAGAAAAAAGTTTCTACATCTACAGGAATTGTTACAATTTGATTTCCTGTAATAGTACCAGTAAACTCGATCATTCTATATTGAGCTGTTCCAGTTAAAGCACCATCAGCTACATCTAAATTTGTAGTTTGTGCGCCACCAGCAATTGATTGAGTATTAAAACCGCCTGTTAGTTGTTCTAACAAACTTAGATTTGTATTAGTTTTTGTCCCCCACGTACCAGCGTTTTCACCAGTTGCCTGAAGTTCTACTCCTAAAGGTGTATATGTTGATGCCATAAATTTTATCTCCTATTATGCAGCGTCAGTATAACTTGTATTTGATCCCGTTGCAACATCTGTATACGATGAATTTGAACCAGTGTCAACATCTGAATAAGCTTGAATTCCAAACCCTGAAGCAGTGCCAAATGCAGCTACAGAAGTTGTCGCCGACTGACCTGTAAGAATAGCTGTAAAATCGATTATGTTGGATACAGACCCAATCGAAGATGTTGAAGACAATCCTGTAACACCCATTACATCGGCAGGATTTAACGTTCCTTGAGATGAAGTTGCTGATTGACCATTTAAAATAATTATAGGATTTGTAGTAATATTTATATCACCTAATGACGTTGTAGAACTTACTCCTGTTATACCCATCACATCAGCAGGTAATAAAGATCCTTGTGATGCAGTTGCTGATTGTCCAGTTACTCCCATTACATCTGCAGGAGATATAGAACCTACAGAAGATGTAGCTGATTGGCCTGTTGGAGTTACGGATACATCTCCAATCATTGTTGCATCACCAATAGAAGATGTTGACTCTAGACCTGTAACACCAATCACATCTGCAGGAGATATAGAACCTACAGAAGATGTAGCTGATTGACCTGGTAAAATTATTGCAAAATCATTTGCTTGTCCCCAAGCTTCTTCGCCCCATGCATCATGACCCCAACCAACTTCATTATAAGCTTCTATTGTTCCTACAGATGAAGTTAATGATAAACCAGTTAATTCAGCTGTATTATCATTTACTGCTCCCCATTCCCCAACACTCCAACCTGTTCCACCCCAACCTGTTAAGTTGAAAGCTTCTAATGTTCCAAAAGATGAAGTTAAATTTTGACCATCTAAAGTTACAATAGGATTATCACTGTCACCCCAAGATTCTGAGTTCCAAGTATTTCGACCCCAACCATTTAAGGTATAAGATAATAAACCATCTGCGTTTACTGTCGATGTTAGTTCAAGACCAGTAAGTGTCACTGAATTATCTGTGACTTCACCCCACTCACCATTGCTCCAAGTAGTTCCACCCCAACCTTGAGCAGGAACACCCATATTTTCTCCATCTCCAATAGATGAAGTTAAATTAAAACCCGATAATGAATTGGTTACAGTATCAGACTGCCATGAGTTATTGCCCCAAGAATTTTGTCCCCAGGTAGTTGACATAAGGAGTTCCTCCTTATGCTATTCTGATAATAGCGTTAGATGCGTCTGCTGTTGGAAATTGAATTGTGAAAGTTCCACTTGTTACAGTTTTATCTGCACCAAAATCAATAACTGCCACTGCTGGATCACCTGAAGCTGAGTCATTGAAAATTAAACATCCTCTTGCAGTGAAAGATGCTGAAGTAAAACTTGTATCAGCAAAATCACAAACAGCTGTTGATGAGTCTAAAGTGGGAGTCACACTTGTGAGAGCATTTCCTTTTGCAGTGTAACCAGTTCCAGAAACTTCATTAGAAGTAGTATATGCAGTTGTACCCGCACCAAGCGAAGCAGAACTTGTGTATAAAGCTAAGTTAAAAGTATTACCTGTACCTGCAGTGAAATTGTGTACTCCTGTTAAAATTTCAGTTTTAAAACTGTTACATATTGCCGATGTTATTGCCATAATTTATCTCCTATTACGGTGACGGAGAAGGGACTTGTATACGAACTGTACCATCAGTATAATCGTCTCTTTTACGTCTACCAAGTTGCTCTCCAGCAAACTTTTGTACCTCTTGTTTATATTTATTTTCATATAATGTCAACATATCTATTGGACCTTTTAGATAAGAAAATGCCTCTA